AGAGATAGTTAAGTTATGCGCTTTCAAGCGCGGTAATTCTTGCTTCAAGTTCTTGAATTGTTTTAACCAGTATAGGTATTAGCTTTGATTGGTCAATAGTTTGGTATTCAGGGTTTCCATCTGCATCCAAAGCATCTTTAGTACCAACGACAGCTTCTGGAACGATTGCCGCTACTTCGTGAGCAAGGAAACCTTCTATTGAATTGTTATCAGCATCATCTATCCACTCAAAGGTGCAAGGGTTTAACGCCAGTGTTCGACTCGTTGAACTAGATAAAGGCTGTACGTTCTCCTTTAACCTGTAGTCAGAACTGGTTGTGTACTGAGTGCCGTAAATGTTGTTAGTAATTTGACCTCTTACAGTTCCATTAGCTTGCTTAAACATGATGTGATAGTTGTAAGCGGTTCCTGCTGATAACGCTCCATACGAGTTAATATTTGGCGTGGTGATGGTACTGCTGTGAGAGCCAGATATGGTATGTCTGCCGCTAGAGAGCGAACCAGTAAAAGTAACACCGCCACTTTCTGCTGTTACGTTTATATAAGCGGCACCATCGTACCAAGCGTGTCTAAAGTTAGATGTGGCTTGAGCATGACTAACACCATACCAGTGAAGCCTTGAATATGTGTTAGATGATCCATCGCTTCTTGCATCTGCTCTCTGATGCGATCTATCAGAAGAATTTGTGTACCAAGCGATTGTGTCATTTATGTAAAGATCATCGGCATTGACTGCCGAAATATTAGTCAGGTTTCTACTAGCGTCTATTACCGTCTGTGAGCCTACTTTGTAATCACCAAAACTCTTGATTCCAGTAGTGTCAATAATGGCATGGATATCAAGAACGTCTGTCCCTTTAAAGTAGTGCGTTTCGTTACTGTAATAGTTAGTATCGTAAGAACCACCGCTTAGTGATAAGGCAGAGTGACCATCAGGTGTATCAAATATCAGCGAATCTGCATTGTTTAAATCTATTGCTTGAAGTCCAGAATTATTGTTGTAAATAACAGGAACATTTTTTAGGTTCCTACTGGCATCTATTACTGTAGTGGCGCCCATTGAAAGGGTGCCTGAAGTAATTTTTACATTACCATTATGATCTATGGTCATTCTTTCAGTGTTGTTTGTACCAAAATGAAGTGCATCGTTTTGGACGTTTACAACCGCGCAACTCATATTTGTTCCGCTGGTGCTGTTATGGTATCCACCGTTGCTTGTGGCGTTGCTGTTTGTAAGCAGCAAACCCCAAGTAGTGTTTCCAGTATGAGCTATATTAACCTGATTGTAATTGTCTCCTCTAAACCTAGCGACTCCCCCTGCACCACTAGAACCAACATTTAATAAGCTAGAACCGCTTATAGCCACGCCTGAGATATTCCTGCTGGCATCAATTACTTCGGTAGAGTCTATAAAATAACCTTTAGCATAAACATGATTCCAGACGTTTCCAGTGCCACCTAAATCTCTAGCTCCTGCCGTACTATAAGGATATAAATTGTTATCCATGTGCAAAGGTTGATTAAAGTAATAGGGTAGGCTACCTTGAAAATGTATCCAACCACCATTCATTGAACCAATATCTATATGACCAGTCCCTGTTGTGATTCGGAGTGCGTCGCCAGAACCTTCATGCAGTCTAGTGCTAGTATCGGTTAAATAAACGCTTGGGGTCGTGATATTCCTACTAGAATCTATGACTTCGGTGGTGCCAATACGGTAGCCACCTGTGGAGTACACGGAACCCATACTGCCTATGTTTCCATTGGCTCCATCCAACCAAACTCTAGCGATGCCGCCAGCGGCAACGTACATCCCCCAATCATTACCTCCAGGAATCGTGGCACCCATAAGAGCGTTACTGTATGTGGTATATCCAATGCCATATAGATTGCCTAGAGATGTATCACTTGCAGTATAAGCACTGCCGATAGAATAAATGGGGCTTGATTTGCCGCCACTACTACCAACATTATTGTATCCACCAACAAGATAGCCTGTGTGATGCGCTGTCCTTCCGTAACCTACCTCTGGAAATACAGAGCCTTTGGAGCAGATATTACCTGTGGTTCCATCTAGCCATACCCTAGCATCACCATCAGCCGCAACATACATACCCCAGTTACTAGCGCCGCTAAAACTTATAAAGGACGCGGCACTAGAGGCATAACCAACACCATACATATCGCCTAGCGTGGTTTGCGCTGGATTGTAGCTAGACCCAATAGTGTAGATTGGGTTTGAGTGTGTTCCGTTTGCACCCACATTGTTATATGTACCGACTAGATGCCCTGTCTGCGATGAGCTTCTGATTAGGTAGCTAGGAGTTATGGTTCCTATATTCGTTAGGTTTCTGCTTTGGTCTATTATGGGGGTGCCTGCCACAAGAAACTGACCTGATGGACTTATCCCAAAGACATCAGCGCTTGCTCCATTGACCCTGAAATAGATGCCTCTAGTTGTAGCGGCTGAAAGGAATAAGCCGTCACCAGTTCCATCATTACCAAAGACTCTATTATATCCATTGGTGATACCGCCAAACCCAATGACACCGTACCCTGCGTAGGTTCCATCTTCGCCAACTTGGGTTCCAGTTTTAGCAAATATTTGACGATTGGCATCTATAACTGTGGTGCTAGATATGCCTATACCACCGCCAACATTAAGCACTTGCCCCGAACCAACGGTTGTAATTCCTACACCAAGACCGCCAGTTGCATTATTAATGTAACTAGTAGAATAAGAATGCAGTTTAATTCTTGACAGGGGTGTTGGTTGCCCTGTAAATAACTCTAATACTCCATCTGCGCCTGTTTGGTAAAGTTGAGCAAGATAGTCCCCGTCAGATTGAGTCACGCCTACAGAAGTGCCAGTTGTAGATATATTTCCTGTAAACCCGCCATTACCAGAGGCATCAATTCCTGCAACATTTGCAGTTCCATTGCGGAAGTTGAAACCTCTATTAGTTCCACCTGACATGGTGAAATACATATTGTAATCAGAGGTTGTTTCTCCCGCTACCCGCCCGCCAGAACCACTAGAAGCCATATGTATCGTATAGGTTGAGCCACCCCAGAATCCAAGTTTGTTGCCGTCCCCTGCTATGACGTAGTGGTTAAGCCCACTCACGGTTCCGCTTGCTGTTAGGTTAACGGCTGTTATACCGCCTATATTTGATATGTCTCTAGCTGATGAAATAACAGTAGTGCCGCCAATCTGGAGGTAGGACGAATTAATTTTTCCATCCGTACCATCTATTGCAATGACGTTAGTGCCGTTGTATGCCCCTGACTTTATATAAACGCGAGAGGTAGTTGTTCCCCCATTACTTCCTGCGGATATATAACCATTGGAAGTCATAAGGTTTGATGTGCCTATCCAAATGCCCGCCCCGAACTCACTTGATTGGTTCATTCTTAGGTAGGTGTCGCTAGTGGTGAATATCCTTTTACTGTTACCATAAAGCTCAGTGTCAAAGAAAAACTTCCTACTGGAATCTATTACACTGGTAGTCCCAATCTTCAAACCACCAGAGTTGATTCTTAGATTGCCTGATACCTCAACATCACCACCCCCAGTTTTGTAAATGAGTCCACTAACGCTTAAATTGTTAGTGATATATACGCCTAAACCTTTCGTTATATTAAGAATACCCGACCCGCTCATTGTTACAGTGTCGGTAAAGGCCGCTGTTGTTCCTGTCAACCCACCTGTTAGCGTTCCACCCGCTAGAGGTAAATGACCTACTTGAGAATAAGTGTAAGCTGTATTCCAGTTAGTAGATGTTCCACCTGTTGCCGCTAAAATGCCCCCAAAAGTAGCAGTCCCTGAAGCCGCTGTAACAGTTATATAAGCTGAACCATCGTACCAAGAATGTCTAAAGTTAGAAGTTGCACCACTGCTACTAACACCATACCAATGAGTCCTTCCTAGAGTTGTTGTGTCATCTCTATTGTCTGCTCGCTGATACGAATTGTTGGGGGACAAAAAGCGGAGAGATGCAGGCGAATCAATACTTAGATCGCCAGTCATTGTTCCTCCCGATAGAGGCAGGTAAGTCCCTGATGGATTACCCCAACTGTAAGCAGAATTCCACTGAGTAGAATTGCCGCCTGTAGCAGTGATTACTCCACTAGATGTTATAGCGGCACTAGAGATTGTTCCTGCTATTGTTGCATTGTTGCTAGTATAAAAATTCCTATCAGCATTCCAACCCGCTACCGTTTGCCCTGCGGTCGCAGAATATATGTGGTATCCAGTATTGGTTATATTCTGGTAAGTTGCGTTTCTTAGGCCAACATACCAATAACCACTGACAGTGTTGTTGTAGCGAATCATTGCTTCACCAGAGCCGCTACTTTCAACCCTAACGTAATTATGCCCACCTTGAGTTGAGATTAACTCACCGTTAAAGGTAGCATTTGCCCCTGATATATTTCTACTAGCGTCTATTACAGTGGTGCCAGACATTTGTAACGCGCCTGTCATGTTCCCACCAGCTAAGGGCAAATGCCCGACTTGGCTATAGGTGTAAGCGGTGTTCCAGTTGGTAGAGTTTCCACCAGACGCGGTTACTGTGGAACTAGATGTAATAGCCCCACTAGAGATAGTGCCGATACTGGTTAGGTTGTTGCTATTGAAGTTAAAACCGCCACTGCCACCTATCGTCAGTCGTGCAGTTTCATTAGTCCCAAGTATTAAGGTTCTAGAACTTGAATTATGGTATATGTGCATGGCATTAGCATCTAAAGCGATTGCACCTGTGTAACCTGCTCCTAAAACTTTAAATTGACCTGCACTACTAGCCGACATGCTTACATTGCCACTTGCACCAACAGAAGAATCTCCACTACTTGTAATAGCCCCACTATTAATTGTGCCGATGTTGGTTAGGTTTCTACCGCTAGTAATGACCTCTTGAGTACCAATCTTTAAACCACCAGAATTGATTCTCAGCGATCCTGATACCTCAACATCAGCACCTCCAGTTTTATAAATAAGACCGCTGACACCTAAATTATAGGTAACATATAAGCCTAATCCTTTAGTCACTTGAACGGTACTGGGACCACCCATAATGATTGTGCCATCATCTTTAATGCTAAGTAGATCGTCTGGGGTTCCAGCACCGTTGTAAACTCTTAAAGCGTAGGCACTAGAACTTGTCCCCACTCCAGATATTGTTGTTGCCCCACTAGATAAAGTACTTGAGAATGATGCTGTTGTTCCACTCAAACCTCCTGTTAGCGTTCCACCACTAAGAGGTAAAAAACTGCCTGTATTTACGTTTGCAAGAACATAAGCCTTAATAGATTGCTGTGTAGCTAGAGCAGTCGCACTATTAGATGCCATGTTATCTTCATCAAGGATATTGGTTATAGCTACTGAACCTGTGCCAGATAAAGAATTAAACTCAACTAAACCCGATACATCTAGGCTTGTTGCTGTTAATGAAGAAGCGAAAGCGCCTGTCGTTCCAGATAAACCTCCAGTAAGGGTTCCACCCGCAAGGGGTAAATAAACACCAGACGGATTGCCCCATCCGTAAGCTGTGTTCCAGTTAGATATGCTTAGATTAGGCGCAGTAATGTTGTGACTGAAATCAAACTCATCATTAGTTGTATCCCATAACATAGTGGCGTTAGTCGTGGAATTAACCGCATCCTGAATGGTTATTCCTGCACCGTTAGCAGTAGATGATGAATCACCAGTAGAATAATTTAACGTAATATTCTTATCTTTGACGTTTAGATTATCAGTATCAACAGTTGTGGTTGTGCCGTTTACAGTAAGGTTGCCGCTAATTATTAAATTATTGCTAAACGTATGGTTGCCCGAAATTGTGCTATCAAGGCTTAGAGTTACCGCCCCTGATGTACCCCCACCATTTAGGTTGGTTCCTGCTATTACATTTGTTATTGTTCCTGACCCACCACCACCAGTAACTTCAGTTCCATCTACATACAGAGAGCCAATAACATCCACTCTTCCGTTTGATATTTGCAATTCTGATAGCAAAGGATTGCTTTTAGTCTTACCAAGAAATAGATGGCTTCCTGAATCATTTAAGCCAATTAAGTAATCACCATTTGACCCTACAGTGTAAGTTTCGTGATCCTTAGCCCAAACCATACGAGCCGACCAAAGGGTATCACTTGGCGTACTGCTTGGACCCCTTCCAGCCACCATTACTAACCTTGGATGTCCGCTTCTGGTAATCGCGGCTATCTCTAGCGTATCATTACCATGACTAAGACGAACAACCTCTGAAGCCGATCCATCCCTGTAGGTTGTTAATGGCTGATAAAAAGGCTCGACGGCATACCCATAGCCACTCTTCTCAACAGGTTGAAATCCATTTACAACCGCGCTTCTAACTAAATTAGAGGCTGGACTTCCTGTTGCTGGATAAGAACTTGCGCTTCCATCAGTTACCGTAACAACAACTTTAAATACATACTCTCCTGCTGGAAAGTCAGAAACATTAGTTTTTTCTATTAAATTGTACTCGTCATCAATAACGCCAAGAGAAAGACCGCTTAACGTAGGGTAAGCCGTTCTTACTTCGGTTTTAGTCTGCAATTCCGCTTTATAATTTCCACCACCAAGGTTTGTGGTTTTGATTAAATAATTACTAATTAACCCACCTGTGGATGTCTGCCTTGATGATATAACGTCACTGCCAAATTGAGTAAAGCTAGTAGGACTACTTGTTGTTGCGTAGTAAATTTGAAATTTAAATGTTGCCATTGTTGAATCAATAGCGGCTTGTTCTCCTGAAACTGTGCCAGATGTTAAAGCGCCTACAGGATAGCTAACTGTTAAAACTAAGTTTTCCGTATAATCTTGCTTTAGATAAAAGGTGTTCGTGTCAGAAGTTAATAAAACTCTTGCGCTTGTTACTGATGGCGGCTCTCCTGATCTAGCATCATATATAACAACACTAGGATTATCTGAAGCCGTAATTTGCGCTCCACCAATCTTGATATCTGTGCCATCCCAAGTAAGGTTCTTATTAGTTGAGGCATCGCCAATGCTAAATTTATAGGCACTACTATCATAACCAATGAAGAACCCGACACCAGTGTTAAAGCTCGTTGATGTTCCACCTGTTATCTTCCCTGATGTGCCTACTGTAAGAGCGCCAGAGACAGCTAATGATGATAGAGAACCAGATGTTGCAGTTATAGCTCCAGATACGGTTGCTGATGTAAGAGTTGCGTTATTAGCCGTTAAATTGTTAGCTATTAAAGCTCCAGCGGGGTTTACTCTAAATGGAGCGGAGCCGAATGTTGCATTGCCTAGATATATACCATTTGAGTCAGCTTTGAATATATTATTTCCTGAACCTATAGATATAGTTCCCCCAGAAAGCGCACCAGTAAACGTACCACTTGCCGCAGATAAAGCCCCACTGAACGTACCAGATGTGGCGGTAATAACACCAGCTTCCGTAACTCTAAATGGCGCGTTTGCTTTGTTGGCTAAAGTTGCGCCAGCATAAAACCTTATGTCATCTCCACCTGTTACCGCAGATGATAAACCAAACGAATCGGCCGCATCTCTTATTGAGGTTGCGCTGATTGTAAAACCACCAATAGAGCCTGTGGTCGCTGATATATTTCCAGATACAACTAACCCGCCAGCAGTGTCATATCTCATTCCGTTTGTGGATGTACCGATGTAGATACCTTCTACTCGGCTACCAGTTTGAGGATTGGTAAATCCTAGAAAGAAACCAGCCGTTGTTGCATCTTCATAGCTAGACTTTCCAGCCTTGACTGCACTAGCCGCGCTTGCTGTTAGGGTAAGCTCTCCACTTGTAATCTTGTCAGCATCTAGGTTGTTTACGGTAATTACATCAGCATCAATAATTCCAGCAGATAGTTTGTTTGCGCTAATTTCATCCACATCAACCGTAGTCACTTTCTTCATCTGACCAGCTGGACTTGTTACATATACTGGGTTGCCACCTGATTCTGGAACACTACCGTATATATTTACCGCTATTATTTTAAAGTAATAATTAGTGTCGTAACTAAGCCCATGAGATCGGCCTAGCAGTACAGTCTTTTTCTTACCTATATCTCCGTAATAAGTTCCGATACGGTTGCTTGCAGATGGGGTGTAACTTGTATTTGTACCATAGTGAACATCAACCGCCCTCATATTTGTGTTAGCAGGGTTAGTCCAACTTAGCTCAATATTGAATGGCTTGTCAGTTGTGACACCTAAGTTTGAAGGGTTGGTTATGGTGTCAGGTTGAGCTATAGCTATATTAGCTACGCTTGAATATACGCTGTACACGTTGTCAAAAGAGAAGTGCCTGACTCTAATGTTATACGTTACTCCAACCGTTACGTTTGCTATCTCAGCAGTTGTTCGGCCTATCCCTGCTAGGGTAGCTGTTACATATAATGAGTCGGCTTCGGTGCTTTTCTTGAATTGTATTTCTGTTCCCTGAATAGCACTATCTACAGCATTAGCCCAAACCGCTTTGATGTTTATTTTGGCAGTCTGACCCTCAACATTAGTTATCTGTACTGGAGTGCCTATAGTAGGGGGGCTGATGCTAACCTCACCGATTACTGCCTGAGCCGCGTTTGGCTGTGGTGTTGAGTATTCGCCATAGACGAAATCAAATACGCTTGCGTCTATCTCTTGCAGACTCAGTGCTGTTGCCGCAAATATTTGACCTTCATTCTCTAAGAACGTCATAGACATATTTTGAATTTCAAAAATCTTGTTTGTGTAACCTAGCCTCTCGTTAGTTAAATATATCCAATCATTAGGCTGTGCTTTCATAAATTCAAGAGAGGTAAGTAAATCAACAGTTGTTGACTGCCTTTGATGGTCTAACGATATTCTCTGCAACCTTTGCGCGGTAGTTTCTGAGGTTGTAAAGGGGTATCTAAGTTCAAGGACTCTTTTAAAGTTGGCGCTTGCCTCGCCTGATGGCGTATCAGCCGCCAAGAATGGGCTTGAGGTAAATTGCCCTATCTCAGAGGCTTGGTAATTGTCATTTTTGTTTATGTATATTGATTTAACCGCGTTAAATAATTCTCCACTTACGGATTGAGTTGTAATGCGTGGCGGTGCTAACAACTTGTCATCTGTAATCGTTAAAGCCGCAGTCTGACCTGCTCCACCAAATAGATTAAACCTTCCGTTTGTGTAGGTAACATTGCCAGCGCAAGCGGTTGTAAGAGCCTCTATTAAACCTGAACCACTTGCTGAAAAGTTTGATATTCCGCTAGAGGTGTATCTTCTTTCTGTAGTTAGTGGCTGAGGCGGTGTTTGATTATCAACGGTAAGAGTAACTAATTGATCACAAAGGTTAGCCGCAGATGAGAAACCACCCCCAGCAGTACCATCATTAAGCTCTGACGCTAAAGCCTTTAAACCATAGGTGGTATCTGTTAAATAGTCCCTAATTTGTAGTGCTGGGTTTTGACGCTGTGCATCTGTTGTAGATACAGCACCGTTACCGCTATTTGCCCTAGGGTCCCAGATATTCTTACCACGCATAACAAACCATATTTTAGGGATGTTAGGCATTTTTTCAGGGTCATAAACTAACTCAATGTAGAAATAACTGCACCCCAAAAACTTAGCTGTAGATGGGTATATGTATTGTGATAGAGCATTAGCTAACCCATCAACGGCTGTCTGTGAGCCATCGTGAAACGTAAACCTAGCAAGGGTGTCTGTGCCAAAAGCATTATCATTATCTGCGTTTTCAAATTTTGTGTTAGTTACGGTATATACAGTCTCACCGTTTAAAGTTGCTGTTGTGTAAGTTAGCTTTGTCTCTCCAAAATATATTTCATCAAAGCCATCGCACTCATGCCCAGCAACCACGATAGTTGAGCTTAGAATAGCGTTTTTAGTGCCACGAGTATTCATCTTGACGAAAGTGCCGCCAACCCTAGCAGTTCCGTAAATTAGCTGTCTCGGTACAGCACCGCCAAGCGCGGATACCTTTGTACCAAAATTAGCGGCACTAGCGCTAATTCCTTTGTTGGTCAGCATCCCTACTCCACCAGCTACTACGGTTCCTACAAACGTCATAGCCGCAGTTGTAGCTACTGATATAGCTGTAAAGCTAGAACCTAAAAACCCAGCCGCCCCTAGCGCGTTTACTGCGAGTACAACTAAAACTGCGACTACTACGGCAATGATTGCCGCTTTAATTACCTTAGCCATTTATTCTAAACACCTTTATTGCTAAATCATTGTTCCTAAAAGTAAAGCCTCCATCTGATGGGCTTATAATTGCATACCCATCGCAGACTCCAGTAACCTGCTTATCGTCAACCTTAAAAACAACAATATCACCCTTAGCAATAAAAGACTTCTCTATTACATATAAACCTTTTAATTTAACGCCCTTCATCATGCTTTTTAACAGTGTTTTTCCATAGCCGCTTATCGCTTCTTGAGCGCTTTCTTCATCATGCCACTCTAGCTCAGGCGGTATTAACGCCTCACCTGTCATAGCCTCAAAAGCCGCATCTGCAAACTTTACGCAATCCCATTCACCCCATTGAAAATCTCTATCTTTGTTTTCAATCATAAAGGCGTGGTATCTTTCTTCCCAATCTGGGAGTTTTCTAGCCATGATTTAGCTTCCTAGCTGACGCTCATTAAACTAAGTTGATTCCTGGAGCCGCATTATCAGCGGCACCCCCATTATTTCCGTTATTGCCACCACCGATAAAGCCGCCAGTGCTTCGACCCCAAAGTATGTCTGTATCTTGCAGTTTTTCAACGGCATCAAAACCAGTATCACCCGAACCTGCCAAGGCTACTTGAGACTCCTTTGTATATCTGTAATTGCATGGACGCTCTAAATCTAAAAGCCTGTTTTCGGTAATTAGGGTTATCATAACTCCATCTGTTGGGGAGTCTGTAATTGAGGTGGAAGTCATCCTTCCCTTGTATAGAGTCATAACGCCATCAACGTGATCTGTGCCTCCACTAACAAAAGCAAGAAGCAACGTAATAGGTCTATTTTGATAGCTTTCAGAAATAGCATAACTTAGCACCGTTGCGTTCATTCCAGACAGTTGAAATGTAACACCTGCGCTTTTCAGGTCGTTTGAGTCTTCAATATCAGATACCGCCAGCAATGTGCCAGCACCAGTATAGGTTTCTGAATTGATAACTAAGTCGCCACCACCAGAATGCAGTAGCAACGTGCTTGTATCAAACTCTGCCTTTATAGCAAAAATAATATTTTGATGATCTTCCGCTAATTTTATAGCCGCTTTTGCGTCAATTCCTGCCCTAGTTGCCATTACATAACCTCTATAAAACTAAAAACAATATTATAAATAGAATTTTGATTGGCGCTCCAATCCACGTTATTACTATCCAGCCTAAACAACCCTTTATTTACTGAACTTGAAAAACCTAATACATGATCGTCAGTAAGGCTTTGACGTAGTTTTGGTTGTATTGGAATAGAGTAAAGATCGCGAGTTCCGCTAGTTATAACAGCATCACCTGTAACCATTACTAGCTGTTTTATATAATCATCCTTGCCGCTAGTAGATGCGGCCGCGTAAACAGCTAAATAATCACCTGCCTTTACTGTGCCAGCAATACTATTTCCGCTGGCTCTAAGGCTAACTGCCTTTGATCCTTTTACGTTTTGACGCACTTTACAGCTTGCGGTATTAGCTTCAAGAGTTAACAACTTATCTATAACGACAACAGTATCGCTAGTTCTAGTTACAATTTTAAAGGTGTCGTTATTTTCTTCATTGTTAGCGCCAGAAACAGTAAAGTAATCACCAACAACTAAGCCATCAAATATTGCTGTCCCTGCGGTGATAGTGCTAGTTGAGAAAGAAAGGGCAACGGACGCTACGTTTGAACCGCTATCTACCCTAACATCTGCCAGCAATGTACTACCATTGTATGTCCCCTGCGGATTCTTCCCATCAGGGTCAACCATTTTAAAGTAGTTTTTCTGCCCTTCTAAGGCCGTTAAGAAAGATTGCCACTCTACAGCCTGTGAACGTCGCATTGGCGCGAGAGTAACCCTTCCTGTCCAGTAATTAGCTTCATAGTCTTGTGTGCGTGTTTTACCTGAGAATGGTGATACAGTTACGCCCATTGTGTTGGTCAATGAGAAGTCAGAACTTATAAACCCCACGTTAGTCGGTATTGGTATTATTTTAGGCACCTAGCAACCCCTTCCTGTAATTTCCACCTCTACGGCTGGCATCCAGTACCGCGCTTTTTGATACCTCTGCTATTGTTGGCATCATCTTGTTTATTTCTGCCCTGACTGTGCCGACAACTCCTGTTGAGAAGTTAAGGCTTTGGTTTACCACGATAGTGCTACCGCCACCCATAGCGCTTTTAGTGTTCATGCCATTCATTACCCTGCCACCAGTGTTAGGAATGATTAACTCTGGTCCACGCTCTCCGACAAGGGTTGGAACTCCTTTCTGATAAGCCCCTCCACCCGCCAGTCTGGGCTTATAACTGTTACCAGCGCTGGACGATGAACTTGAGGTCTTTGAAAACGTGGGGAAAGCATCTGAGCCAGTCAAGTTAAACACTTTATTTAGTATTTCATTTACGACTGCCATTTGTAAGAAGATAGAGATGATTTGAGATACCATGCTTTTTGCAAAATCTTTAAATGAACCAAGAGCGTTCTTACCTTCCATCAAGGCGTTGACAAAGTTGGTGGTGAAAGCGTTAGCCGAATTTGTTACTGCTTGCTGTAGCTGACCTCCTAAAGTTTTAGAGGTGTCCTCTGCCGTCTCACCGAGATCTTTTAACTCATCTTTGAGCATTACCATAACAGCTTGAATTTCTTCTGGGGTTCTAGCGCCAAACAAAAATTCTAAAAGAACGCCATCCCCTGAATTTATGGCTGTTTCCAATCCTAATATGGTAGATTTTAAAGCCTCAAAAGGAGTGACAGTTCCTTCAACTGCGGATTTAATATCAGCGTATTGATCTGATAATGTTGTATTTTTAGCGTCATCTTGCATACCTGTTAGCTCAAGCCTTAAAGTTGCAAGACCTTCCTTTACTTCAGCAAGAGTCATCTCAGGGAACATCTGCATAAAGGCATCTTTATCAGTCTCTAATGCTAATGCTATTGCATCTATTTCTTTTTTAAGGGCTTGCGCTGGAGTTACGGTTCCTTGTATTGATCCAGCAATTTCACCATACTTTTCTTTTAGTGCATTTAAGTCTTTTAAATCCAAGCCATCTTGGATTACTTTTCTCTGCTCTCCAACAAACTCCACTAATTCAGCTACTACAGCCTCGGAGTATTTCCTTACCTCCTCTATTTTGCCAGTTACCGCATCAACAATAGCCTCACCGTTGTCATCTAGCTTCGGAACCATTATTTTTGGGGCTATTTTTAATTTCGCAGTAAGCTCATCAAGTTCTAAAAATGCGTTTGTAGATTCTGCGAACTTTTCTTGTAATTTATCAAGATCAGCAACGGCATTCATTCCCCTGCCTTTTTCATAAAGATCAGCAATTTGCTTGTCTTTATCAATTAAAGCCTCAGCCGCTTCCCTAGCTTTATCGCTAATTGCTATCCTAGCAAGCAACGCGTCCCTTATCTTCTGCTGAGCTTCCAAGTAAGGCTTTTCTGCTTCTCCTTCCATAAAAGCCGCGCTATGAATATTAGCTCCAGAGGCTTTATTTATTATGTCTCTTGAATTTCTAATGAAGCCGCTGACTTCTGCAAGAAGGTTTTTCACCCCATCGTCATCTAATTCAGGAATTAAATCCACTGCCACTTTTGTTTTAGCGCCAAGGTTTTCATTTGTAAATATTTGACCGCCCATGTCAGGAGTGAATCTACGAGCCATTGTGTCAATTTCAAAGGCGTTGTCGCTTGCTGATCTTGTTTCTCCTCTAGCCAATTTGTTTTGTATATCTAAGGCTCTAGCGGACTCATTTACAAAGTTGGTTAAGCGATCCGTCATCCCTTTTAATACATCGCCAAGACCGCCTTGGAAAATAGCCAGCCCTAACTTTTTAAATGAAATTTGCAGGTTTGAAACTTTTGTAGAAAGGTTTTCCATCCTAGCGGCCATAGTGCCGCCAGTAGTTTTCTTTAATCCTGCTTGCAACGCCTCAATAATTAAAGCCGCGCCCTCAGTGGTTTTTCCAAAATCAGCTATTTTGTCTCTGGTAAGGCCAAGCTGTCTTCTCAATATTGGGTATACAGCGATGCCTTGGGTTTCTAACTGCTCAAGTTCCTCAAGCCCTAGACCACCACCTGTAGCTTTAGATGCAATTTTAACAAGAGACGCAAAAGCCTCCGTTGCATTACCTGCAATAGAAGCCGCATCACCAAAGGTTTTAAGCATTTCAATGTTAGGTTCAAGGCCAGCAGATTTTAATCTGATGAATGCCTTGGTAACATCTTCAATTTGAAAGGGTGTTGTTTCTGCAAAGCTAATTACTTGGTCAAAGGCTTTTTTACCACCTTCAATTCCACCGAACACAGTATTTAAAGATATTTGCAAATCTTCAAACGCCATCCCTACCTTTGCAATAGGGATTACAGCGGCACCGATTGCAACAATAGCGGCCGTAGCCGCCATAGCCACGCCCTTTACTTTCCCTAGTTGCTTGGTAAAGCCAGCAAAGCCCTTTTTGCCAGAATTTCCAGCATCTTTGGTTTTCTTCTTTACCTTATCAAGAGCCTTGGTTAGCTGTTTGGTATCAGCCCTGATTTGGATGACAAGTTCGTCAATATTAGTAGCCATTAGTCTGGGTATAACTCCATTAGCTGTTCAAGGCTTTCCCGATCTAAAGGCTTGTCACTACCATCGTCTGATGTATTAAATTCCTTAAATCCAGCAAGCGTTGCGTAAACTTCAACAGGTGACATATTCCAGAACTCGCTAGGTTGGATTCCAGCCATTCCTACGCAAATTTCATAGAAACGCCTCCAAACTATTCCATCTAGTTCGTCACCTAGCCCTTTTTTGACTCAACCCCTTCTGAGGAAGGATCACTCATTGTTGATACCAATAAGGTAGCTACTGCGCTACAGGTGCTAACAATTCCAGTATCTTGAATAATGCTTTTCACATTAGTTTCATTCACATCGTTACCACCACCCCTGAGAGCGTGTAATAGAATGCAAACTAGCTCACCCATGCGAACATCGGCTTCTGATAGCTTTTGAGTAATTGAAAGGATGCCCTTATCAAGCTGTGTCTCAATCTTAATAATGGCATCAACATTCAAACGACAAGTGTAATCCTTGCCCCCAAGACTAATTAATATCTGACCCTTTAACGGATTTGTCATCTGACTTTCCCTTCTTTGTAGTTGCCATTGCAACGGTTAAATGTAAGACACCATCTCTGGAGTCAAGTTGGCAATCCACAACATCGTGTTTTTTGCCATTTATTACTATCTCACTTGCCCCATCAAAGCCCTCAGGACAGGCAACGGTAACTCTTTCACCGTTAACCATCCCAACAACTTTAACGGAGTTAATACTTATCTTAGCTACAGTCCAAGACATTACTCACCTCCAGTATTATGCGAATGTAGTAAATCCAGCAGACTCTAACGATATAGAGTAAGTTGCTTCACCATTATATTCACCAGCATACTCTAAGGAAGTAATCTGGAAAGATCCAGTAAAGGTTCCTAGGTCTGGGACAATAACTTGAAAGCTGGGGAAAGCCGCTGTTTGGTTACTAGCCGTTCCATTAGTCGTATTTGCTTGTGCCGCAAAAGCCGCTTTGACAGCAACCTCTGCCGCTGAATCAGTAAAAATTCCTGAGCCAGACATGGAAACGCTTTGAACGCCACCACCAGCAAGCAATGTTCTTTGACCGAATGAGTCTTTGCTTGTAGCATCTACAGATTCTTCGTTCATAGTAATTGACGTTGAGCGCAAACCGCCTACAGTTGTGTAGGTGCCGCCAATGTTAATTTTTAGTAATAAATCTAAACCTTTTTGTGCCGCCATCTAAATTCTCCTATCAACTTCGTTGATTATATTAACCTAGCATAATTGCACGAAATCTCATTACTCCATGCCTCGTAATCCCGTCTGGGTCTCTGATTATATCACTGAACTCAAAACGCATATTTATAAAATTTGAGCCAGTAACGGACAGACTGCTATCATGCAACAGAGTGTGAACCCTGTCCATTATATTTTTTGCCTCTAAACTGCCCCTATATCTGCTCCAAACGTCTACATTTACTGAAACTTCTGAACCAGTTTGGTCTTTTGTACTGTAATCAATAGCAACATCCTCGCCTAATTGAACGTAAGGATATGGCGTTTCTTCTGGAATATCATCAAACACTTTTGCGCCAAGA